GTCTCTCAGTACAAACCTACTGCTACCGCATAGACGAAATCCATACGTCACCCGTGGACACTTCCACACTCACGGCAAGTACTGTGAACTTTTATGAGATATCTAATAACATAAAAGCAGAAGTTGAGTTTACCTCTACGACAAAATCGTAAAGCCACCCCAATCACTGCTTGGTATTTGAGTTCACCTCAATGACGAAATCACCGAGCCACCCCAGACACCTTAGTAGTAGTGTAGAGAAATCAATCTAAAGAAGAGTGAGTCACCTTCATGACAAAATCACAAAGTCACCTCAAGCTGCAACACACACAAAGAGAAATGCCAGTCACCCTGACAACAAAATCGCCAGGTCACCTAACACTTCAACTAGCTAAAAATGTTAAAAAGACTGACATAAAAGTAGTACAGGAGAAAACATACTAAATACTGCATACATATATAGTAATATATCGTCAGGAGAGACGAGCACTATGTGTTTCTAACCCCAAGCAGAGTATGCATATGCGGGGACACATCCTCAGTAGTGTGCCTCTCTGTGTTCTCCTCTTGTGTACTGATGCCACCATCCAGACCAAACATCCTAGTCTGCACTGACTTGAGCGCTGCTGCTTTCATTTGAATATGTGCTTCACGTGCTCTTGACGGTGTACGAGATGTTATTTCATAGAAGTCAAATGCATAGCGTGCAAGACTAACATCCCGTAGATTTCTTATCAAACCATATCGTGGCATGTATGGTTCTTTCTTGTTGCGCATCTCTATATACGCTTCTGCAACATCAGAGAAATGTGCCATGATCTGCCTGAAAGTTGGCTTGGCGTTTTCCACGATGGGTTTTAATGGATATTCGACTTGTTCTTCTCCATCCATCATCACCCATACACCATTAATGTTTGGTGAGGTACCATTCTCAATGCACCAAACCATCAATCCATTCATGACCGTAGGCATTTCATCTTCAGTGATGTCGTATGCTGTTTGAACTGCTTTAAACCATGTATCAAATTGTGACTGAGTTGCTCGAGTGTTGGATATGTCTATCTGTTGTGGTTCGTACTCGAGCAAGTGATCCAGATTCAAAGCAGTCTTCCCTTTAGATTTAGGCAGCCTCATTTTCCCTGTGATTGCCTTGATCCGAGGGATAGTGTGGGTTCCGATAGTTCCAGCGTTCACATCCTTATCAGTTGCTTTCACATCTGACGACGAGCCTTCAACTTTCTTCAATTTACCGGAACCCGCCTTTTCTTTTTCCTCTCCAGCATCAACAGTTGTATCGGCTTGATGATAAACTTCATATGGACGGCATTCAAGTTCATCGTCAAGCTCCACGAAGTATTTCTGGAACCGGTGCAGTTCTTCTTCATCAGCTATACGATTTAAGTACAGCCTTCTAAGTGCCATCTCAGCGATGTATGGTGCTTTTCCTTCCTCTGCCAAGGTTTTAAAGGGTTGTTGCTCCAAAAGCCATGAATAGAATCTCCGGATGTGATATGTCAGCATAGGGTATCCCCAAGATTCTATCATTGCTGCGCAGATAGCCTCAAGTCGGTGTTCAGGTAGTACAGCCCTGTCCCATTGTAGGATTGATACTATTCTTTCCTCCTCCAGCTTTGGAATATACATTCCCTCAATTTCAATACCTCTATGTGACATGAACCACAAATCCTCCTTCTTTTTAGAACGAGAATTGAACTCATAGTTTAAGCCCAATTCAGAAAAATGTTGGGAGAATCTGTCTAACATCTGCTCTTTTTCCGGATGGACAGCAATTAGTAAATCATCACCATTAACAAAGAATACACAATAGTTTTCAAAATGCTCAAATGGTATGGCTTCTTTGACAAAAGCATAGTGCATGGCTAGAACTACCATTAATGAGTTATCGACAACAGTTGATGGTTGCCCACTATTGTTCCCTCTGAATTTCTTTACAATTGTGCCATCAGGGGTTGAAATTGGTGTGTACACAATCTCTGTGTAAAGATTTTTGAGCATCTGTAATCCTATGTCCCAATCTTCCATATAGAATGTTCGAATGGTAAGTACTGCATTGATGAGGTATGGAGTTAAAGAACTATCAAACTGCGAGCCATCTGCATCACAATAAGTCCAACCATCAGGCAACTTCCGAAGCAGCTTGTCCCACCCTCCATAGAATTTTGTCATCCCCACTGTCCAACAACATTCAATGTTTTTGGAATAGAACTGATTATTAAAATCGTCAACACACACTTTTCCCCCTAACAAAGTATCGAGTGGTGCAGCTGTGAACGTTCTAGTTTTGTTTGCTAGAATTTTCTCCTTACAACGTAATTCAGCTTTTAAAGAACCATTCCAAACACCGAGCTGACCTTTGTAAAGCCTCAAACAACTTTGTTTGACTATTTCTTCTTTGTCTGCATCTGAGAAGTCAGCAAAGTAGTCCTTCTTTTTCCCTCCATACATTGCTCCAACTGCTGCTTTCATGTTTAGAGCTTTAAAAATTGCTTGCTCATCAGTGACATATGAACACTGCTGAAAACCCTTAAGTTGCATATATACAATGACTCTGTTTATTGCCTCCTCGAAGGCTTCACAGTCCACAACTCCAACATCAATGGGTTTTGAATACTTCATGATGTCTTTAATATATGCCTCACGATTAAGCAAACTTTTCCCATACTCGTTCATCAGGGGCTTAAAAAAATCGCTTGCCTCACCATTTTGTGCCAGATACTCCTGAAAATGCCGACACTCGCCTTTCACCACATGTTTGGTCACTAATTGACTCTTCATGGACGCAACTGCCCTCAAATTCCCTTGCAACGCCGCATACATCCATGCTGAATGGCTAGCTTGTTCTCGCACTGTTTCACTCTCTAGCAAATCTTGTATGAGTTTGCTAGTCTTAAAAAGCCCAGTGGGGGTATCCTCCTTTAACTTCAAAGGACCCCAGAGAACATTGCTTGGGTTATACTTCCAATTGCTGACCCATTCAATATGTTCAGCATTTCTGAGATATGTGCACTCAAATTCTTCGTCAAAAGCTGCATAATAATTCTCACTCGATGAATTATTTGCCAAGCTATGTATCCCAACAACACATCCATCTAGAGTACTCACAACAGGTAATCCACAATGACCATCATCGGTGGCTATCCAGTGCTTCCAGAAAGTGTTGCGAGGCACGTTAAAAGTACTACTAACTTCAGAGACAGTCGATGACACTGATTTTTCCTGGAAATTAGAGCCGATAATGCACACTCTATCAGTGCTCTGTGGTGCCCTAAAATGCAGCCTCTGTGGAAAAACCGGGAAATCCTTCGGCATTTTGATTACAATCATATCTCTTCCTTTCAGTGGCCGGACTTTCAAACTTGTTAGATTTGGCACTCTGAACACTCCATGGTGTGACTTTATCTCCATGTGTCCATTGAAGCTCTTGAACAAATGATGATTGGAGATTATCATAGCCCCAAAACCTAGTCCAAACATCTCAGAAACTCCAAATTCAGTTGTTACCTTGAGTTTGCACACTATTTGCGCGATTGGATTGTAATCTCTTAAACCTTTCAAAAGAGACTTTCCTTCGTGTACAACATCTTCCTTTGGGATTTCTGAAACATCAACCTCCTTTGCCTCTTCCTGTTGGCGCAAAACTCCAATCATCTCCGGAAATTTGGCAATTCCATTTGTTTTGTTGCAAATTCTCAGAGGGTTATGTGGCATTAAGTCAACCTTCAAAGCTTTGTTTGACCAGTCCTTAACAAAGTATGCATGGATTACTGAGGAATCACGCAATTTCTCTCTTGAAATTTCATCATCTTCGAGCTTTTGCCTCCGTATGTCCTGAAAATGGTCTTGCACATCTAAAATGTCGGCATACACAGATTCCTCTAACTGTGCTCCTGTGAGGGGATCCACAAATTGTATGTAAGAGAGTTCAGTAGGTTCAAAACCATACATATTTATGAATCGTCTACTCGATTTCCCCACACCAACAGTTTTTCCAGAATTCTTCCCTTTCTTTGTGTAAGCAGCCCCAAAGTACTCTTCAATTGTGTCATCATTATTATCAATTTCAAAACCTGCTCTTTTGTCCCTTGCCTTCCTGAACTTGAGTGCTTGAATGCGCTTGGATTTATTCCTTCCTTGATGTGACACATCTTGCATTGATTGGGTGAACCAGCTGTAAAGAAGACAAGCCCCTCCGATTGCCACGGCTCCTGCAATGACTAGATCCTTCACGATGAGCGATTTGCACCAAATTCCCTTCAACTGCAGATCTTTGGCTAATGAATTCTTCTTTTGATGATGCACAAATTGTAATGACTCATAGCGCTGAATTAGCGCTGCCTCATCAGCCGTTCCCCCAATGTTTATGAACTCTGTCAATTGAGAACGAACTTTTTCGAGCTTCGCTATGTTCTCAGCTGTATAATCCTTTGCATACTTAGACCTGAGAGCATTTGTCAAATTGACTATAGAGAACATGTTCGAACAACTATCATCAATGTAACTTCTAAACTGACTTTGCTTTGTGCGCTCTTCTTCAATTAATTTTTCAACAAGGAGAAGAGTGCGTGGGATTGATGCCAAGTCAGTTTTGAGAGTGTATGCAATCTTGCTAATTGATGAGCTCTTAATGCTTGGGAACATGCACACATCTTTGTACTTGATAACAGCGCTCCATAACTGCTCATGAAGTTTGGGCGGTACATCTTTTATGTGGAATGCAATTTTTGTTTCGCTGGGAACATCGATGACAACGCCAATTCTCTCATATTCTCTAGCAGTCAGCCAAGCACTCGATGCTCTGTATGGAATGGATTGATCACATAGCGGTGTTAGAGAATCCCTTAGCTTGAATTTCTTCAGGGCGTCATAAACAGCCGGATGCATCGAACCATCTGAAGCTGTGAAATTAAACATGAAGAATGGACTCAGTTCAAATTGATGCATAGTTCGGACCTGTCTCACGGTGCACTTGGCAACAATGCTAGTTGAGACGTTACTGGACATCACTGGTATGTTGTATGCAAAGCACAATAATGCTGCTTCTGTAGCAATCATGCTTGGAATTTCTAGTAGTCCCTTTTCAGTATGTCCAATCCTCAAAGCAGCCCCTGGCTTAAACCTCCCCACACGGCCAAGTCTCTGAATCCGCTCACCATAACTAACACTCACTTTGTTGTAAGAGACACTTCTATTGTCAGTATCCAAAAATGGTGAAACTTTAAGGCCAAAATCAACAACTACATCAATATCAAGAGTGACACCATTTTCAATAATGTTTGTGGCAACAACAAAATGTGGTTTCTGTGGTGTTCCTTTAGTAACTATTTCAACGCTGCCATGCTTCATAGTTCTTCCATCAACTTTTGTAACCATCATTTGCTTATCAGTTAGAAGCTTTGAAAGACTATCAACTTCATTATAACTCGCCACATACACCAATACATTTGAGCCATATTGCAAAACATCAGCGTTGCTCTTTGTACCTTGGGCTTCAACAAATCCTTTAAAAGATAGCGCTTCCTCAACTACAAGTTTAACTGGAAACTGAGTTGAGAATTCAACCTCTCTTCCAGGTGGTGTTGCTGATACCTTAAGAACCTTGCAAGTTTTGTGGAACACACTAATGAGACTCCTAAAAGCCATTGCAGAGGCGTCCAAAACATGGCCATCATCAAAATACAAATCAAAGCACTCATTGTGTCTATGTTTGCAAAATATGCAGTGCAAGCCACTGGTCATAACTGATATGGCGAAGAGCAAAACGCTATTACCTCTCATTCTCAATGTTGGCTTTTTGAAGAATGGAGCACTGCTTAATTGCTTGAACACGTTCTCCGCTAATGGCCTTGTTGGTTCTAATAACAATACAGATCCCATTTGACTTAATTGCACGGGTAAGCCTGTTGACTTTCCAGATCCAACTGCACCTCTTATCAAGAAGTCCAGTTTTTCACTATGTGCAATGTCAGTTGCAACTTGTGCTGCTGTTGCTCTAGTGAACTCTAAAAACTGCCCTTCTGTTCTGTAGTGAGGAATGGTGTGTCCCATTTGCACTTGCTTGTTCCACCACATTTCAAAAGTAGTACTCGCTGAGCCATCCATCTTCACAATATCATCACACAACTCGAAGTCAATTGTCTGCTCACGGTCATCAAAGTCCTCTATTATATCATCGAGCGATTGGTGCCGAACATTAGTATCGTGCCGAACATTAGTATCCAGTGTTGATACAGTTCCTTTCAGCTTGTTCAATGTCTTAAATACACAATCGCTCCTTTCCGAGTCAAACAACATAGTTACGAGTGTTATGAAAGCTATGATTTGCTCAAGGTTTTTGACTCCTGCAGTGGCTTTTTGATGGGATACAACAGTTTTCTCTATCTGCTCTTCAGCGAAATGCACAATGGCTGGGTTCACCGTTTTTAAGTATTCAATATACTCATCCCAAGTGAACTCTCTGCCTAGCTTACGTTGCAGAGAAACATACAATTCCATGCAGACAATTTCATTTTTCTCCTCTTGCATCAGCTGAACCGCTAACTTGTATTTTCTATGCTCCAAAATCATTGAAGGGCAAATTGAAGTAATACTTAAAAATATGCATATAATAAAAAGTGTATTTAAAAATATACATACTATAAAAAGTGTATTACAAAGTGACCAAAGTGGGTAGTCTTTAAATCTCCTACAAATAGATGAAAATCTACAGTTTATATTAATGTAAGTTCTAAGCTGTCCCATAATGCATCTTTCGCCTCTGACAGCAGCAAAACTCCTTCCCAAAAGCGCACTTGGTGATATATCTAATAAGCCCTTCATATCGGCGTTGCCGGTGGCGTGCAAAGGTTTCACAGTAGAGCGCCTGAGCTTTCGCGAATACCAAGTTGCCCGCAATTTTTCCAGCCAGGTTAAATCTCGCCATGCAGCTTCTAATTCGGCGAGATAACTTTTTTCCATAATCCGTGCAACACTATGATCGTGATTCACAAAACCATTACTTAAAAGTGAATAGTCACTATCGTGTCTTTCCTTCACTATTGTGAGCAATGTGATGGCAGTTAAATATGAAAAATGCATATTAACTCCATCAACGGTGGCTTCAAGTAAATCACCTGCAGCTGAATCTAAAATCTGTCGCTGCACCAAGAGAGACTCAGCTATTGAGACTTTGTGCGCTAAAGCTGAAAGCATAACAGCTATTTTCACAATGGACTGCTTCTGGTTGATCCAGATCCGAACTGCCATCTCAAAGGCTCCACTATTGTACATTGCCATCATAATTCCAGGTGAAACTATTGCCATTATCATCATATAAGGCTCTTCCAGCAAAAGTGATCGCATCAATTTCGGACGGAAAATACCCTTAAGAAGCATTTTAAGCAAATCAGTTTCACGGTAACAAGTTCTCTGACTCCATGTGGGACCAGGTGAATCTTTCAAATCATCCGCATTCTGGGGTATACCACCAACTCTGTAGTACTTGATGTCTGACTCAAGTTCATCGTTAGCAAACAAATCCAATTGAGCCACAGTAGCCGCTTTCAGGATATGGTAACCTGTTGTTTGTGAGCCAAAAGAATCCACGACATGGCAAGTTTGTGTATTATGATCAATCAGAATTCTTGGTAATTCTGCATCATGTACATCTGGATAGAATATTCTCAATTGAGCACAAGTGGTGGCGACATCCATTAATGTAGGCCACTTTCCTAATTTAGGGACACACATGTCTCTGACCTTCTTAGTGAAATCCTTGGCGTCTTCTTCCTTAATGTTAATCAACATAGCTAGGTACAAGTTGATGTAACAATAACCTTGACGTGCTATGTACAGCATTGTTGTTTCACCCTTTGGAAGATCAACAAACTTCTGGTCTCCACTGCTTCCTATCACCAGATGTTTCTTAGTCGGTGGGTAAAATGTGGATTCGATTGCAGTTCCATCATCCAATGTTACACAACAGCACGGGTAAACAAAGTTGCCATCTTTTAAACTCGTGCACTGTTTGCTTGTGTTGGGCTGCTTGACATACTCACCCTTCATCTTTTGCCGAAACTCAGACAAGTCCAAAGGAACAATTAAATTCCCGATTGCTAATTTGCGACCACCATTCGGGTGAACTCGAGTTTCATATGCACTATAGCCTTTGGCGGGATCTATTTCCTCAAAGAAGTTTGAGAAGAACCGCCTTGCATGATATTCCCTTTGACCCCATAAAAAGTTTGCATTCTTATCAAGCTGGTTGTCACATGAAAGGTTAAGATTCCAATTTGCTTTAGAAGACATTTTATTCCTAAAGAATGACATATCTCCTTTCTTAATGTTATCCGTACGATTCTTTTGGAATCTAGCTAACTCAAGGACTGCAAACTGTGCCTTCTGCCAATCCTTTGCACCATTTTCTTTGCCTCTTAACAGAAAGTCATTTAGCAAATTCAGCTGAGCGAATGGCGTTGTTTGCTTCTCACCAATTGATTTGAACACATCATCAAAAACCGAGGCTTCTATGTTGACTGGTTCTGCTAAGTGTTTCAACATAAGCAACAGTTGGTAAACATGTGCAAACTTGAATTTATCTGCTTCAAGCCTTCCCAAGCCTTCAGTCACGTTTGTGTGGAGTAGCTTTTGAAGATCTGTTGATGGCACTTCTGCATAATTCTTGGCGCATATTCCACATGTCATTTTGAAACACGGAATTATGCTATGAGTGACTAATGCGGCAATCTTTCCGCAATCCTCGACAGTTAAATCAGGGGTGCATGTGTGTTCAACATCATGGCGAAACTTCGCCCAATTACCATCCAAACCTTTCCAAAACCTATCTGCGTTTGAAAAGTGTGTCATTTGCTCCATCACGCTCTGCGAAACACGTGATCTAGCATCATACAACTTACCTTCGTGTTCGCCACGCACTATGAAAACTTGTTGCAAGATCTTCCATAGTTTCCTTTCATCTTGTGTATATTCAAACTGCGCCGCTGTCACTCTCTGATAGATCAGATGTCGTGACTCGATTTCCCCATGCATCCGTACGTGGCTAGTGCAGCGATGACTTCGCTTGTCCCGTGTCACAATGGAAATCGACCTTCGCTTCACTCCAGTCTCATGCCTGGTAACTACAAAAGCGCGAGTTCCATATTTCAAGCGCGAATAACGCAACTTTGTCGCACGCTTCCGCACTATTTCCACGGTTGCAGTCTTTGCAGCAAATATTTGCTTCACTTGCTTCATGAAGTGGCTAAGCATCTTTGCATCCATTTTCACGAAATTCTTCTGATTGCGCTTTACTTTACAACTAGGTGTTGTGTGAATAACACCCTTTGTGCACGCTCGAGTCGTCATGGATGGCATCTGTCCACCTGCTATTGAAATTGTTGAAATAACATATGGTGGTGCATGCTGGAAGCTTTCCTCTTCCAATTTCCTCTTCAAAATGGCAGCATCAATCTTTGCCATTTGCTTCTCAGTCTTGTAACGGTATTGTAAAACACCGCCCCTTCCTCGACGCACTGTTGCATACGTCTGATGTTTCAGACGTTGTGCGCATTGCGCCTCAATCGCAGCGAACGGATTCTTTTCACTGCTCTGTGGTGCGCAAACTACAGCACCAATTCGTTGCTCCAAAGCCTTAGGAGCTATGGACACCTTCGCCCCACCGCTTTGCGATGCGCAGGCGACTAGAGTGACTGGAATTGAACCGAACATGATATTGCTTGTTTGGACTGCCATCACAATATACGAAAATGAAAAATCTACTTGAAAGGTAGTGGCTGAATAATGAGAGAGTAATTAACAAAAGTATGAAAATTTTCAAGAAAATTTCAAGATCACAAGGATTTAAAATGCTTGTTGATTTGCTGTTTTCTTATATGTTGTTATGAGTTGTTTTAATT